GGAGACCACCTAGGGGAACAGTTAGGAGTATTTACTGGGGCAAGCTTGGTTTCATGGTTAATGAACTAGGCATTTCATATACACTAAACTATCCCACTGCAACTGAGGAAGGTGAGGCAGATTTTATTTCCTCATTTAATAAACAGTTGGAAGAAGTTGCTGGTGCTAATGGTGGAAGAGGACTGGATATGGATATCGGTGGCACAGTATTTGAAAACATTATTGGAGTCAACAAAGTATCTGGTACAGGTAAAGCAGATCTAGCATTTGTATCTTTGAAAGACCGAAAACTAATAGAAGTTTGTTGGGCATCTCACAAGAAAGGATCAAAAGCAAGTGATTTTGGTCAGTGGGGTGGCGTGACAAAACTGTACAACACAAACACTACAGTCAAGGAGTTTGTTGATTATATGCACCAAGTTGTTGGTAGAGATAAGATCTGGGACTTTACCAAGATGGGTGCCACAACATTGGGAATGAAATTAGACGGAGCTTCTTATGCAAACCTGAGAAAATATGCCATTTATGGACCTAATTATGGTCAAAGCACTTTCGGTCCAGAAAAATGCAATGTTGTTCTTCAGGGTAATCCAATAGTTAAGTATGGTGTAAACCATTCAACACTAGATATGTCAGGTCATCTTGTAAAATTTGGTGAAGAGATGACTGGTGACTATGAACCAGTGTTGATGTGTATTAAAAAAGCATCAACTGAAAATATTTTGAAAGGTGTGGGTAGAGCAGACACAGGTGGTAAGCCTGGTGGTGGCATTCAGGGAGCAAGATTCTCTATCTTCCCAGGCGGTGGTAGAACTGTCACACATTGGGTCATGAAAAACCAGCAAGGGCAGTACACTGTAACGGAAGCGTGATACGATGAGCAAGAACACTCACTTAGAGCACTTAGAAGACAGCATCTTATTAGATGGTAGTCAAGGAGCGAAAGACGCTTTTATGTTCCTTGATGAACTCGCTCAAACTTTTTCTGGAAAACAAAGAAATAACTTTAAAATTACTACAAAATGGGATGGTGCTCCTGCTATTTTTTGTGGTAAATATCCTGGCACTGATAACTTTTTTGTAGGAACTAAATCAGTCTTTAATAAAGACGCTAAGGTTAATTTTACTGATGGTGATATTGATTTAAACCATGGTCATGCTCCTGGTTTGGTTGCTAAACTAAAAGACGCTCTGAAATATTTTCCTAACCTTGGTATTCAAGGCGTTGCTCAGGGTGATTTGTTGTTCACTGATGATAAAAAAATCACAACCATAAATGGTGAGCGTTGTGTTGTGTTTACTCCAAATACAATTACATATTGTATACCTGAGTCTAGTAACTTATATGAAAAAGCAAAGAATGCAAAGATTGGTGTGGTGTTTCATACCAAATATGTTGGTAGAACTGTAGAAACACTCAACGCTCGCTTTGGATATGATGTGAGTAGTCTCAGGTCAAGTCGTGATGTTTTAGTATTGAGTGCAGAGACTGGAGAGATGGGTAATGATCTCATGCTTACTAATTCTGAAGTTACATCTCTGCAGAGAATGCGTATTGCTTCTAGTAGATTAGTTTCAATATCTTCTAGTTTTCTAGATGAAGTTGCAGAACAGATTGCTGCTAAAGATCAGTTGACTGTAGGACCACGATTAAAAATATACTTCAATACATATGTACGCCAGGGTAGAAGAGTAACTAGCGCAACTAAATTTGTACAAGACTTCAAAACGTATTTTGAAGGTGAAGTTATGAAAGCAGTTGACAAAGTAAAGCAACCAAAAACAAAGGCAGCAAAGTTAAAAAAACTCTATGAAGGTATGGAGTTTATTGAGAATAATGAAAATGCATTGATGAAAACTGTTGGTCTATATACTACGCTACAGAATGCAAAGCTGTTTTTTATTCGTAAACTGGAGCGAGGAGAGGAACTTAGAACGTATCTAAGAACTGAGGATGGATATAAAGTTACTGCTCCCGAAGGATATGTTGCTATTAGGGAAGACAGTACAGCAGTGAAGTTGGTTGACCGTTTGTCATTTAGTGTAGCAAACTTCAATGTATCTAAGGACTGGGTAGCAGGAGATAAATGAAAAGAGTAGTGGTAGCATGGGGTAGATTTAACCCACCTACAATCGGACACCAAAAGTTAATTGATACGGTAGCAAGGATTGCTGGTCGGGATGATTATTTTATCTATCCTACCCATACTCATAAAAAACCAAAAGATCCATTGCCTTGTGATTTAAAAGTTGAGTATATGAAGAAGATGTTTCCAACACATGCACCTCATATTATTTACGATAAGAGTGTAAACACCATCATTAAATTACTGCAGACATATCAGGGAACCTATGCTGACTTGACTCTTGTCGCGGGTTCTGATAGAGTACCTCAATATGAAACACTGCTCAATAAATATAACGGTGTTGAGTATACTTACAGGAAACTGGAAGTTGTTTCTGCTGGTGAGAGAGATCCAGATGCCGATGGTGCTTCTGGTATGTCTGCTAGTAAGATGAGAGCTGCTGCATCTGAGGCAAATGTTGCCGCATTTCGTAGTGGGATTCCATCTACATTAAATGATGCCGACATGATGAAACTCATGAAAGCAGTCCGTGATGGCATGGGTATTAAATGAAAGATTTTAGGAAACTTAGAGAAGAAGCACTCCGTCAAGCACATCGTCAGAATGATGTGATCTCTGAGGGGGATATTGTTATGTCTGCTAGAACTGGTGACAAAGGAGTAGTCCATCGCACTGGTGTAAACTATGCAATTGTGGTGACAGAGGACGGAAGAATGTTTAGAGAGTGGGTGAAGGACATTCGTGCTATAAATAGACCATAGAAGATCTTCACTTTTAAACAATGGATAAGCAGAGACCTGTAAATAAAGTCGTACATAATGATGCCTACTCTGCATCTCTAATGGAGATGTATACTAACTGGATGGATGGTGATTGCTTCCAAGGCAGCAATATTCCTGAGGCATTTGAGGGCATGGATCCTCAATCTCATGGTGCTGAAGTTGAAGACATCACTAAGAAAAAGAAAAAGATTGACAAGAAAGAAAAGTCTGTTGCTGAAGAAGTTATTCTTGAGCGTGAAGAGATTGAAGTTGATGGTGAGACAATCATCATTGAGAAGAAAAAAGGTCTTGATGGTAAGGCTTGCTGGAAAGGATACAAGCTTGCAGGAACCAAAAAGAAAGGTGGTAAGACCGTTGACAACTGTGTCAAGGCAGGTTTTGAACCCGAAGGTGAAGAGATTCAAGAGAAGAAACTTGACCCAGTAGGTAAGGAAGATAAGGACATTGATAATGATGGCGATCATGATAAGTCAGATAAGTATCTTCTAGCACGCCGTAAGAAGGTTGGTAAGATCATCGCGATGTCAAAGAAAAAATGAAATCTTTTAAGCAACTCCGTGAGGAGTGTGGATGTAAGGATAAGGAACGTAAGTCTAAGAAAAAAACTGTGGAAGTAATGCCACAGATCAAAGACAATAACGGTCAGAAGATGGGTGTCAAAGAGGAGGCACCAGCAGGAAAAAAGTATGAGCGTATGATCAAACATATTAAAAGATCATACGCTAAAGATGGAAAACTCACAAAGGATGAGAAGTCCATCGCATACGCTACTGCATGGAAGCATAAGAACAAGAATAAATAATTCATGCACTATGCGCTAACATCATGCTTGCATTTCTACTTCCCCTTGCGGCTAAGATCGTAAAGGATGCCGTTGCTAACGTACCTGACAACGAAGAACTAGGTGAAAAACTAGTTGAGATCTGTCTACTTGTTCTCAAGAAAGCAGTTACTCTGACCAAAACCGATATGGATGATCAACTATTAGAGGTAGTTGAGAAAGCAATCGCAGCACGCGAAGAAGCGTGATAAATGGGGGGCGCAAGTCCCCCTTCTTTATAAATAAATTTTAGATTAACATCATTTAACGGGAGAAACCATGTCTTTATACGGTAAGGACGATAGTAATGCCAACGTCACTAAGGCTGGTAGAGGCATCGCAGCGTCATCACAAGCAAAAACAATTGTTTTCGTTGACGAAACGGAAGCAGCATTGAAGGATAATAAGGATCGTGGTATCAACGCTCCTGGATGGTGGTCATACTTTACATACACAGATAGTTCTGGCAAGACTCGCCACAAAGCAGAACTTCTAGTTACTCTTGCTGATGCTGAAGCAAACAGTGGTGAGTCACAATCAGATGACACAATCGCAGCAGATCGCGAAGTTGTCATTTCAGTACAACCTGCTTCTCAAGAGGTTTCTACTGGAGCACCTGCAACCTTCGCAGTAACAGCTGCTGTTGAAGGTGCTGCTGGTGGATCTATCAGTGCTCAGTGGCAAGTTTCTACTGATGGTGGTTCTAACTTCACCAATGTTTCTAATGGTCAACCAACTGGATTTGGTGGAACATATCTATATCAAGGCAGTTTCTTTGGTCAGGAACTATATCTCACTGGAACTGCAGCTCCAATGGCTAACTACCAGTATCGCGTTGTCCTTACAACACAAAGTCAGTCTGGAGACGTAACTTCCGCTGCTGCTACATTGACTTTCTCATGATCTAAATGAAATTTGATGAATTGAATCAGGAC